TGATAATGACTATAGGTGGCGTCGAGGTAGCTAACGATGACTGTCGTGAGGCTATGTGCTTCCGTAGTATCGACACCTGTAACGAGTTTGCCGCAAAACTAAGACGAAGAGGTTCACCCAGTACCTCTATAGGGATCACAGCGTACTGCAAGCCAATACTGGTAGACCCGACTCAAGACGGGGTGAAAATCTACTAATGGCCGCAGAGATCGTAGCAGCAGTACAGATATGCGCCTCTGCCTACCGCTTTATGAAGACGGCGGTGACTGAGGGTCGGGAGCTGGGTGATATGACCAGAGCTTTGAGTAAGTTCTGGGATGCCCGTGAAGAAGTCAGTGTACTAGAGCAGAAAGCCACTAACCCCAGCAAGATAGAAAAGCTGTTTGGTGGCAAGTCTGTTGAGAGTCAAGCATTAGAGATAACGCTACAGAAAAAGAAAGCAGAGCAGCTAGAGAAAGAACTGAAAGACCTGTTTTATTGGACGGGCAACGCCAATCTCTGGCACGACATGATTAAGGAACGGGCTAGGATACGAAATATGCGTATTGCCGAGGCCAAACAGAAAGCGCAATCAAGAGCGGCAATGATCGACATAGCTGCAATATTAGGGACATTTACAGTCATCTTTGTGGTGGCTATGGCAATTACTAGCGTGGCGGTAGAGTAATGGAATATCAGTTGTTGTTTAACATAATTATAGCGGTGGCCGGATTCCTTGGTGGGGTGCTGGTCAATCGTCTGTTTGGCACGTTAGATAAGATAAACGACGATCTTAAACAGATACCTGAGAAATATGTTGCCAAGGATGATTTCCGCGAAGACATGCGCGAGATTAAAGAAATGCTTGGTGCAATCTTCAAGAGACTAGAGAACAAGGCCGACAAATGAAACTTGATCCCGTACTGCTCAATATGGCCTGTAGCTGGGCTATGAAGGCTTACAATGACAAGAACAAAGACGCTATCAAAATCGAAAGTAAGTGGACATCTACTACAGTATATATAGCGAAACGTAAGTCTATCGATGTCATAGCCTTCAGGGGTACACAGCAGGGCAGGGATTGGTTAACAGATGCTTTGGTAGTACCCGTGCCATACGCGGGTAGACTGTGCCACGGTGGGTTTGCTATGGCCCACAAGTCAGTCTGGAAAGAAGTTAAGAAACACATTGACCCCAAGAAACGCACCTTGATCTGCGGCCATAGCCTTGGTGGTGCGCTGGCAGAACTCTCTGCCTCTATGTTGAACGGTAAGCACGACAACATAAACTTGATTACCTTCGGTAAGCCGAACGTGTTTTTCAAGGGCTTCAAGAAGCCAATGACTCTTGATAATCAAATCTCCTGTGTGCAGGGCAGCGATATGGTGGCTAGAATCCCACGCTTTTGCTACGGCCCCTCAAGCTCACAGACTATGCTGTACTTCAGCAATACCGGCCCTGACTACATAAACCCCAGCAAAGACACCAGAGTTGCTGACAGGGGTGACCTGAGAGACCGGATAGCTGACCACATGATGGACGGCTACAAGGAAAGGCTGAAAGAGTTTCTGGATGAGCAAGAAGCACAAGCCAATAAAGTAGTGCAAATGAGTAGGGACAAAAAACTAGCTCGCAAAGAACTGGAGGATATGGCGAATGAAATGTTTATTAAAGATTAGCTTTTTAGCTGTTTTCACGTTGTCTAGCTGCACATCTGTACAGGGTGTGATCGACAACAAAGAAATCTACTGCTCGCAGTTCTACAAAGGCATTCGGGCTGTAGGTCGCTCTGCTCTGTCTGCTACAGCAGGTGTAGTGGTGCCTGATGTCTGTGACACGATTGATGAGATCGTTGCGGAGGAAAACGCCGACGGCGTAGACAAAAGCGATAGCTGATCTTAGGTTAATCCTGCAACTTTGGTTGGTGTTTCAGTGATGTATGAATATACCTGTATTATTCGCAAGATAGTTGACGGTGATACGATATATGTTGATGTCGATTTGGGGTTTGGCGTTGTTCTTCGTGGTTCAAATGGCCGTGGTATTAATGTTCGCTTGTTTGGAGTTGACACACCTGAGTCGAGAACCAGAAATCTGGCAGAGAAAGCGCACGGATTGTTAGCCAAGAAATATGTTCAAGACAATCTTGCGGTTGGCGAAAAATATATTTTGAGGACAAAAGAGAAAGGCAAGTTTGGCCGGTACTTGGGTGAAATCAAGGTGGGCAGATCAACAATAAACAAGATGCTGATCAAGCAAAAACTTGCCGTTCCATATACAGGTCAGAACAAAAAAGAAATAGCCGCTGCTCACGAGTCTAACAGACAAGCTCTTATCAAAGAGGGAATGCTAACTGATTCTGGCATCCCTCCCGTAAGCGAGTATGAAGATCGGTTATGAAACTAGGCGGACTACTCAAATCCCTTGCTCCTACTATAGCTAGTGCAGCGGGTGGCCCTATGGCCGGTATGGCAGTCAAGATGGCTGCTGAGAAACTTGGCGTCCCAGACGCTACAGCAAACGAGATTGAAGACCTTATCGAACGACAGCCAGAGAAAGCGGTACTTCTCAAAGAAGCTGACAAGGACTTTGCTCACCGACTGAAAGAAATGGAAATCAACCTAGAGTCATTTAAGGCCGAGGTTGATGACAGGAAAGATGCCAGAGCCAAGTTCTCTGGAGACATTACACCAAAGGTATTCTGCATACTGGCGCTAATTTTGTACGGTGCTTATGTAATGACTGTAACCATACTGCCACACGACCAGAACGATGAGACTATTATCTCTCTGGTACTAGGTCAGTTGTCTGGAATACTGGGTACTTGTGCTGCATTTTTCTATGGCGGATCTAATGGTAAGAAATAACATGAAGCAGTTAATTGAAATGTTAAAGCGTCATGAGGGCGAAGTTAAAACCAATGGCCGTCATGTTGCCTATAAATGCTCTGAAGGATACTGGACTCTCGGTGTAGGGCGTAACATAGATCCAGAGAATGGGATCGGTTTGTCTGATGACGAAGTTGATTATCTTTTGGAGAATGACTTAGAGCGTTGCATAAAGGAAATCTCTAGTGAGTACCCTTGGTTCAATGATCTAGATGATGTAAGAAGGGACGCGATAATTAATATCTTTTTTAATCTTGGCGCTACAAGATTCAGAGGTTTCAAGAAGGCAATAGCCGCTATGGAAGAGGGCGACTACAGCAGAGCTTCTACCGAGTTCTTGGATTCTAGATGGGCCAAGCAGGTAAAGGGTAGATCTCTGGAGGTCACTGATCTTATAAAGAATGGCGAGTATGTTGAATAGGTTTACGATATGCTGGTTAAGTACAAGTTTGCTCCGGGTGTAAATAAAGAAGGTACAGAATATACAGCCGATAGTGGCTGGTACGATTCCGATAAAATAAGATTTAGAAAAGGCCGCCCGGAACAGATAGGTGGCTGGCAGAAATATTCAACCAATACATTCCTCGGCGTGTGCAGATCTATCCACGATTGGAAGGCTGCTGCCGCGACAGACTACCTCGGTCTTGGAACCACTCTAAAGTATTACATCAACAGGGGTGATGAGTATTACGATATCACTCCCATAAGAGAAACCACTGCTGCTGGTGATGTAACCTTTGCTGCCGTAAACGGCGATGCAACTTTGACGGTATCTGACACTGGTCACGGCGCACAACAGAATGACTTTGTAACCTTCTCTGGTGCTGTCAGCTTGGGCGGTAATATAACTGCGGCAGTTTTAAATCAAGAGTATCAAATAGCCACGGTTATTGATGGCAACTCTTATACTGTAGAAGCTAAAGATACTAGTGGTAACACGGTTTTAGCCAACGCATCGGACACAGGTAACGGTGGAGCCTCTGTGGTTGGGGCATACCAGATCAATGTAGGTCTGGATACCTATGTCCCGGCTTCTGGTTTTGGTGCTGGCACTTGGGGTTCTTCTGCTTGGGGTGGTTCCACTGTAATCACATCCGGTAATCAGATACGCCTGTATAGCGAAGACACTTTTGGTGATGATCTGATATTCAACCCAAGGGGTGGAAATATCTACTACTGGGATGAGAGTGCCGGGCTAACTAGCAGAGGCACAACTCTGGCTAGTAACCCTGCCGCATCCAACTGCCCTACCGTTGCCTTGCAGGTTATGGTGTCAGATACCGACAGGCATACTATTGCTTTTGGGACTAACGCGATTGGTTCGTCAACAATAGATCCTTTGTTTATTAGATGGTCTGATCAAGAAAATCCTTTTGATTGGACGCCTACAGCTACAAACACTTCTGGCGGTGTTTCTCTGCCTGCTGGCTCTTATATCCTTGGAGCCTTAAAGACAAGACAAGAGATACTGATCTTTACAGATAATAGCATTCATTCAATGCGTTACTCTGGCTCTCCCTTTACTTATCAGTTTGCTTTGGTTAGTGAGGGATTCTCTATGGTCTCTCCTAAAGCCGCGACAAGTGCTGGTGACGTTGTCTACTTTATGGATCGTGGCGGGTTCTATATGTACAACGGCGCTATCCAAAGATTGGTATGTACCGTTCTTGATTATGTATTTAGCAACCTTAATCAGGATCAGATATTCAAAGTGTTTGCCACAACTAGTGTGGACTTTTCTGAGGTTACTTGGTTCTACCCGGTAGGAACTGGCAACACTGAGTGTACTAATTACGTTACCTACAACTATGTAGAGAACTCTTGGTCTGTTGGGACTCTTGACCGTGGCGCTTGGATACCGGCGCACACAAGAAACTTTCCGATTGCCTCTTCAAATATTACGGCAACAAACAATAACTATCTGTATACCCACGAGAATGGATTTGATGCAGATGGTGAGGCGATGAACGCTTACATAGAGTCTGGCGGCATAGAACTTGTTGAAGGCGAGCAATTCATGTTCCTGACAAGAATGATTCCTGACTTTGAGTTTAGAGGAACCACTTCTTCTGCGGCGCTAAATGTTGTGATTAAGGGTAAAGACTTTCCTTTGCAGGATGGTCAGACTCTTTCCACTTCTTTGGTTACAGAGGATACCAAGCAGTCTTTTATCCGGGCTAGAGCTAGAGAGACTGTGGTAAGGATAGAGAGTACTGGCACTGGATATGGCTGGACTCTAGGTGATCTTCGATTCGATATGAGGTCTGACGGAAGAAGATAATGGCTGAACAAAGATCTGTCGTGCTGCCTATTGCTGGGCAGGAATACGAATACAACAACGAGCTTACCCTGAGAAGAACCGTTGAGAGATCCTTCAGAGAGGTTCAGGACACCATTAATGTGGTGGCGGATCAGACTGACAAGGATGCCTCTCTTTCTCTCAGGAAGTATCAGTTCATGTTTATGGGTGCTAAATGACAGACGTTATAAAAGTTCTGGGTCAGCTTGACGCAGCAGCTACAACCACTGAGGTTCTGTACACAGTCCCTGACTTGACTGTGACAACAGTCAGTTCTTTCGTTGCCTGCAACAGGAATGCGGGCGCTCAGACGTTCAGACTCAGCATTCATGTCAACAATGCTGGGGCAGATAACAAACAATTTTTATATTATGATAAGCAAGTAGACGCTAATGACACCTTGACAGCGGTCATAGGTATTACGTTGGGGCAGGGCGATGTCATGAAAGTATATGCCAGCTCAACCGATTTCAGTTTTAGCGTGTTCGGCGTGGAGACCAGTTGATGAATAGAATGCCCCCGTTGCAAAGAAATGCAGACGAGTTAGCTAGGTACGGTAGGTACGGTGACTCGATGCTGGTTCATATGAACCCCGCTGAGGTTCAGGGAATTGCTTCCTTGTCCCCCACTGGCAAGCTAACCAGAAACCCCGTCACGGGCCAGCCAGAGGCTTTCCTTCCATTCTTGGCTCCCCTTCTTGCTCAGTTTGTTCCCGGTGCGCTTTCTGCTGCTGGTCTCGGTGGACTTGGTGCTGCCGCTGCCGCAGCCCCTGCTGTAACTTCTGCAATTACGTCCGGTCTGGTTACTGGCTTGGTTGAGGGTGATCTTGAGAAAGGCATTATGGCTGGTATCACTAGCTTTGGTTTGGGCAAAGCTCTAGGCGCGGCCAGCGATGCGGCTAAACTAGGCAAAGAAACTGCTGAAGTTGCTAAAGCTGCTGAGGCTGTTGATGTCGCTAAGGAAGCTTTGGGTACTCAGGCTACCCCAACTTTGGGAGACGCATTAATTCCGAGAGATCCAGCGGTTGCCGAACAACTTGGTTTTGATGTTCTTTCTCCACAGCAAGTTGACTTTGTAAAGGCTGCTGGTAGGTCAGAAGCCGCGCAGCAGGCTCTTGATACAGGAAGACAGGGACTCACAGGCACTCAGAGAATAGGATCTCTCTTTGATCGAGAGGGCGCTCAAGCGGGATTTGAGGCTTTTATGAAGCCTGAGGCTATCCTTCCAACGGCTGTTGGTGCTGGAAATCTAGCGCAGATGGACGCTATGGAGAGACAGAACGCTATAGGTAGAGAGCAGGAAGCTAAGAGACAAAGGATGCTAGATAGGCAGCGAGGCATTATGTCTGGAGCCGCCTCTGTGGCACAACCAAGAAATCCATTTGCCGGTGTATTTAAAAAACCCGGACTAAGTGCGTTTAGTAGATAGGAGCTAGAGATGGAAGATGATACAGAATTCACCTCTGGCAGAGACGAGATATACCCCGGTGCGGCTGGAGATATTCCTATGACTTTTGATGAATACGGTAATGTAATACCTGTAGCCGGAGAAGCTGGCGGTGGTAACAGGAATATTCCGGGCGGCGGAGGAACTAATCCTATTACTTATGGCGGCGCTGGGTTTGGTGCTGGACAAGTTCTGGGCGGTGAGGCAGCTAGAAGACAGCAGGAAATATTAACGGGCAGTCAGTACTCAGCGAATATGCCGCCTCCGGGCTACCGTCCCGGCTTTGGCCCAGAGTATCTGTACTTCGGAGATCCTCGTTATGAAGATTATGCGGCTCTTCTTCCGGGCGTATATGGTACTGGCTACCAGCCTCCCGGTGTCCCTGCACCAGCACCCGGTGCGCCAGCTCCTGTTGTACCAACCCCAACTCCGACACCCACTCCAACACCTGTTGGCGGTGTAGACCCTGTAACCGGGCTTCCCTTATATACTGGAGGTGATCTAAGTTTTTCTCAGGCCGATATAGATCGAGCGATGGAGCTTATTATATCGGGCCAGTACGACATCAATTCTCTGGCATCTCAGCTCGGTGTGCCACAGGAGACCGCTTACAACATTTACAATCAGTATCTGTCTGACACCTATGGTGTGGGCGCATTCGATCCTAACAGACAATATGAAGATCAGGCTTTACAAGATCTAGCGCAGCAGTACTACGGTGTTGCTAATCAGTATGGCTATAGCCCAGAGCAATTGTCTCGTATCTTCGGTACTCCGCTTGATCAAACAAGATCTTACCTATCCCAGCAATACCTTGGTGGCATCCCGGTAGATCAAGACTATACCGCTGATGAGGCGCAGCAGGTCTATGATCTGTACAAGTCTGGACGTATGGGTGTTACCGGAATAGCTAACTACTTTGGCATTCCAGAAAGTGAAGCTCTTAATATCCTCAATAGTATTGAAGGAAGCGGAGGTCAGGCTTCTTCAGTTATTGGCTCTCAGCAGGACATAGATCGCAATTCTCTTATTTCTGAGATGAGGTCTCTCTTCCCTAACATTGAGATGGGCAATCTTACTCCAGAGCAAAAGCTTACTGTTCGGGAATTGATCAATAAAGGGCTTTACGGAAGTCTTTCTATGGAAGATGCCAGATCTATTTTTGGCGATCTATCCGATGAGTTTACTGAGGACGATGCAGCTCTCATTGAAAATAAGGTAAAAGGATCTCTTCCGTTATCTGATATTCAGGCTGATGGGGATTACTCTCAGTCTGAGATTGATCAGGTTTACAGTCTGTACACCTCTGGTAAAGTTTCTGCCCAAGATATCTCCGACTATTTCAACATTCCTGTTAGCGAAGTTAATACTGCTTTGTCTGACATTGCTCAGAGCAGACGGCAAGTTGCTGCTGGTGGGGTGGGTTCTACTACTGTACCTGCTGAGGATGTGAGAAACACTGCAAGATCTAGCGGGGCCGTTATCTCACAAGATGATACTGAGGGGCAGGGCGTCAACCCTATCACCACAGCTATGGATCTTTATTCTTCTGGCGTTGAGATTCCTGCTGATCAGATTAGAGAGACCCTTGAGTATGCACAAGCAAGGGGCATTTCCTACGCACAGCTAGACCAGATGTTTGGCGCTCCTGCTGGTAGCGCACAGGACGCAGCCGCTGCTCTTGGTATGGCTGCTAGTGCTGGCGGTATTGTAGGTATGGCTAAGGGTGGCAAGTTCCCAGACCTCAGCGGTGACGGAGAAGTTACTCAGGAAGACATCCTGATTGGCCGAGGTGTAATTGAAAAGGCTGACGGTGGATTGCTTGATAAGCTTTCTAAGCTTGATCGAGATCTCAAGGAAGACCGAGAGCAACGACAAGCCGAGAGAAGGGAAAGGGGCCGCAAGGTCTCCGACTATATCCCTTACCCCAGCTTTCTTGGCGGCGATGTCTACGGCGCACTTGAAAACATAATGTATGACGCCGGTGCTGGTATAGCTGGTCTGTTTGAGAAGGAAGAAGAACCCAAGCCACAGGGCGGTGCTTTGCTGACCGAGACCGAAAGCTATTTGGAAGCCCAAAGGATATTGGGAGACGCAGATTCAAGCGACAGAGACAAGGCGTTTGCCAGAGGCACGTTAGAGACTCTCAAGCCTGAGCAGCAGGGCGGCAATATGGATATGAACTCCTATTCCGAAATGATGCAGCAGGTGGACAAGATCCTTGGCGCGACTAGGAATATGCAGGAAGGCGGCTACATAGATCGAGACCAGCTAGACAGTCTTATCTCAATGACCCGTGATGCAATCCTTGGTGATGCCGAGAATGCTGATCAGATCATACAAGCTTTTATCTCTGTGTTTGGTCAGGAAGCTTTTGAGCAGCTTAGAGATCAAGTACTCCAGTCACAAGTTCCTGATGCACAAACAGAGGGCATAATTGAGGGTTCTGGTGGCGGTATGGATGATGAGGTTATGGGTATGATCGGCAACCAGCAAGGTGTGGCCGTGTCTCCCGGTGAGTACATCATCCCCGCTGACGTGGTCTCCTCTCTTGGCGATGGCAGCAGTGATGCTGGCGCTGACAAATTAGACAGAATGCTTGACGATGTCAGGATGGCTAAGACCGGGCGTACTATTCAGCCCGGTAAGATCGATGACGGGGTTATGCCTGCATGAGCCTACTGGTTAAACAGATCCTACCGCAGGACATAAGTTCTGTTTGGGATACTGTTGAGCCATTTATAGAGGACGCATTAAAGAAGGGTACGGAGAGCGAAGACTACTCTCTAGACTACAACTCTTCTCACATCCAGCTCTACTTATCTAAGGGAGAATGGATGCTTTTAGTAGCAATGGATTCCGATGGTCTGATTCGAGGCTGTGCCACTGTTGCTTTCATTAACTACCCTATGCACAGGGTAGCTTTTATTACTGCTATTGGCGGCAAATTGATATCAAATAAAGAGACATTTGATCAAATGAAAACTATCCTTAACAAGTTCGGAGCGACAAAGTTACAGGGCTATGCCCGTAAGTCTGTCGTTAGGCTCTGGGAGCGTTTTGATTTCAAGCCGGTTAATACTCTGATCGAGGTGAGAATATAATGGGCGGTGGCGGCGGCGGTACTACAACCGTACAACAAACTATACAAGAGATCCCAGAACAGTTAGCTCCCTATTATGACGAGCTACTGGGCCGGGGTACGTTTCAGTCCTTACAACCATACACTCCTTACCCCTATAAAAGGCTGGCTGAGTTCTCTCCATTTGAGCAGCAGTCTATGTCTGGTATTGGTGCGCTTGCTCAGACCGGGACGCCAGAGGCTATGCAGGCTGCCATAGAAGGAAGTCAGTATGTGGCCTACAAAGACCCCTATGCTGAGGCGATCAGGCAAGACCCAATCACTCAGGCGATGGTCAACACAATCTCTGCTGCCCAGCCAGAACAGGTGGGTACGTTGGGTGAGGTTGGCACTTACCAAACTTACATGAGTCCCTATCAGCAGCAAGTCACAGACATTGCGAAGCGGGAAGCGCGACGAGCCTCTGATATCCAAGGCGCAGAAATAGGTCAACAAGCAGCCCTTGCTGGAGGCTTGGGTGGCTATAGGGAAGCCATCATGCAGGCTGAAAGAGAGCGCAATTTGGCCCAACAATTGGGCGATATTCAGGTTCAAGGTAGCCAGCAGGCGTTTGAGTCTGCTCAGAGGGCGTTCGAGTCCGACAGAGCGGCTAGGGAATCCGCTGCACAGTTGGGTATAGCTGGGTATGGTGCGCTTCAAGCAGACCTTGGACAGCGTGTCAGGGCTGCACAGCAGGCTTCGGACTTGGCTTCTCAGGCTCAAGGAATGGAGCTTGAAAGACTTGCCGCTTTGGAGTCCGCCGGTCAACGACAGAGAGGTCTGTTGCAGCAGAGCTACGACATTGGCTATCAGGACTTCCTGCGCCAGCAAGCATTCCCTGTGGAGCAGTTGTCTCTCTACAGCAATCTGGTCAGAGGTCTGCCAATGCAGCCCGGAACCACACAAATTCTCTATGGGCAGCAGCCCACAATGGCACAACAGTTGCTCGGCAGTGGCATAGCCGCCGCTGGTTTATATGGGGCGACTCGTTAGGAGATAGAATATGTATAACATCCTTGAGGTTGAGGATAAGATCAAGGGCTTGCCGGATCAGATATTGATAAGAGAAGCCCAGTTTCCTAGCGGTGATGTGCCGCAGTTCCTTTTGGTGTCTGAGCTTCAGCGCAGAAATCAAATGCGTAAGTCTTACGAGGCTACGCAGCAACCATCTACCCTTCCGGTTGCACAGCAGATAGTGGCAGAGGCGGGCCAAGGTATTTCCGGTATTGTGGGCGGCAATGCGTTGCCTGTCTCTGCTCCTATGCAGGCCCAGACCCCGATGGCCTCGCCTATGCAGTCCTCTATGGCAGCACCCCAAGCCCCTGCTGGGATAGTGGGTATGAATTCTGGTAGACGAGTTCCAACAACTACCAGCAATATGGTTGCTGCTGTAAATGCCGCTATTGAAAGTCTTAATTCTCAAGGAAGGGATTACACAGTCTATTCTCAAGGCGAGCTACGAAGGATGGGTGAAGAAATACTTGGCACAAATACTATTCCCTCTTTAGTCAGTCAAGGATTTAGAGAGTTTCGCCCAGATCTTGGCGCAGATTATGAATTAGAATCAATGGATTATGGTTTTTTTAGTTATGATCCTAGCAATCCTTTCAATAGAGCAAAGGATGCAATTGCAAGTATGGCTGCGCCCAGTGGCGCTCAATCAGCTTCTCGCGATATAGAGTCAGAACAAAGGTCTAAACTAGGCGAGTACGCCACACAAACAGGGCAGCCAATAAGGAAATACATTAGAGAAGACGAAGGTCTTGGTACTCTAGGGGAAGTTTTAATGGGTGGTTACAATTTGATGGGTAACTATCTTGGCAGTATTGGCCCTTCAGAAAACTTACTAGATCAGCCGACTGAGTCTCAAGTATATACCGGAACTATTGATAGAAGCGGTAGCCCTTCAGTTGTAGATGATGTTGCTGTTCAATCTGGACAGATTGACACTGAAGATTTAATAGATCAATCGGAGTTGGACTCTATGAGTTCTGCTCTTTTGGGGGAATCCCCGCCTTCAAATGTTGATCCTATAAATATTAATATGCCCGCTCTTTCAGGCTCTCAAGCTCTTGCTGGATTTAATATCCCTGCTGGTAGAGCGGTCACTACAGATATCTCAAAGCTTATTGATAAGGAAGTCTTTGGTAGCACTGGTCAGATGTCAGTCGATGATATTGTTTCAGGGTTGAATCTTGGCAGTGGAGACATAGAACTACCCGCCGGGGCAGACTTTTCCAGCATAGCTAAGGCCCGAGCAGAAAGATCTGAAGCTGCCTCCACTAGAATGGAAGAGCTGATTCAGTCCATACAAGACAAAGCTAAATCTGATGCTCTTAATATGGCGCTTATAAACATAGGTGCTGGTGTTGCTAGTGGAGACTTGGCTGGTGGTCTTGAGAGAGCAGGATCTGTTGCTGGTCAAATATCTAGCGATGCAAGAGACGCAGCCCGCGCTCTTGAGCTTCAGCAAATTACAATGGCTGAAGAAGGCGCAAGATCAAGTGAAGACATACAAATGCAAGAAGCTCTCAGTGACTTGCGGAGGTTTTCTGTTGAGCAGGGTATTGCAAAAGATCAAAGAGATTACAATCTTAGCCTTATCAGGACTAGGATTGAATCTGATCTTTCGCTTAGAAAGCTAACGGCAGATGTTGCTCAGTCCGAAAACGTCAGTAAGAGAAGCGTTCTGAGTTTGATTAGTGACATCATTGAAGAAGAGGCTGATCTCGCTAGAGATCAAGGCGAAACTTATAATGCTGCTGCTAGGGCGCTTTCTCTTTATAATCCAATCGCAGGTATTGTTGGTTTGGATTCCTTATCGGAGGCAGAACTTAATAACGCTCTTGCTGCAATTGGGACACAGTCAACAGTAGAAACCGATCCTGCCGATTTAGAAGCTGCGCTTGATAGCTTTATCTCTAGATAATTAGATGAAATTTGATTACGAAAAAGCAAGAGAGGCTGGTTACAGCGATCAACAGATCGCAAGTTTTCTGTCGCCAAAATTAAACTTCAATTTGGAAGACGCCCTCTCTTCTGGCTATCAGTATGAGCAGATAGTTCCTTTCTTGGTAAACAAATTTGGCGAGGATGATACGAGTGTCCTCGGACAGATTGCAGAAACAGCGAAGGGTGTTCCTCGTGGCTTTGCCAATACCTTTCTTAGTGCCGGAGAAGGTCTTGCTGAAATGGCAGATGCGGCTACTAACTTCGTTGGGTATGAAGACCTCATAGATTCAGGCGAAGAGAATGAGTTGGTTCGCCTTGCAAGAGAAGGCAAGGACTATATCAATCAAACTCTGGGTGCAGATGAGCGTTATGAAGACAAATGGCTGACCAAACTCGGTGATGCTGTTGGTTCTTTTGCTGGGTTCTTTGTACCCGGCGGTGCGCTCAAGGCTGTGGGTGCTGGCTCCAAGCTTATCGGAGGTTCAAGTCTTGCCTTGGCTACAAGTTCTGGTGCTGGAGAGCAGGCACAAAGAATACAGATGGCCCGTGAGCAGGGCATTGAGGTCAGTCAGGATCAAGAGGATAAAGCTATTGGGCTTGGTGGCCTTATTGGAACTAGCGAGGTTCTTGCTCCTCTAAGCCTTCTTAAAAAATTCCGAAGACTACCAGATAAAGAGGCAGATACTTTATTCTCTCAACTGGCTGGTGCTGTAAAGACGGGCCTTGCTGAAGGCACTCAGGAGGCCACTGCTGGCGCTTTGCAAAGTGCGGTAGAGAAATATACATACAACGAGAACCTGCCCCTTGGCGAGACTCTTTATGACCAAGTCATAGAGGATGCAAGTCTGGGCGGCGCTGCTGGTGTAATAGCCGACCTTGCTTTGGGCAGCTTTGCCAGAAGGGTGAGGAGCGGTGCTGCAACTGAGGCAGAATTTGAAAGAGAAAGACAGTTACGCGCAGAGGAAGAGGCGCGTATTGCGGAAGAACGCCAAGCAGTATCAGACTATATAGCGCAAGAAGACAGAACAAATGCTGAGGCTGTAGTTAATGCCGAAGAAACTCTTATGCTTCCTGCGCCAACCCCAGTTGATCTAAGAACTGACGAGGATCAAGTTGGGTATGCCAGCAATATATCCAATAGTCTGAACTACAATTTCCCGACTGCCACATCGTTTAGTTTTAGAACAAACGAAATCACTGATCCAGAAACTGGCGAGATTACTGGCGCTAACTACACTATCGTTGATGATCTTGGTAACACTTACGGCGCTTCTCCTATCACTACCAGAGAGGCGGCGGCTACAGTTGCTGGTAGATTAAACGATAAGCTTCTTGATCGAACTCTGAGTCGGTCTATACGGGACACTCTAGAAACTTCCCCAACTTCCTATGATCAAAGAGCCACTGAAACCTTGCTTCGTATAGGTAACAGGGTTCTGAATCCTAGATCAAACCTGATCACAGATGTAGAGCTTAACGCAGCAGCTACAGAAACTGTTGATCCTCGTGTGGAAGAGGACAGAAGAAGGCTATACATAGAATCTCTGCCCCTTGATCAGGCTCTTTACTATTTGCAGCAAGGGCCACAGCAGAACAGGGCTAAGAGCAAGGCTGAGATGATGCGCCTATTGTCTCCAGCTCAGAGGATAAATCTTCGCAGACGCGATCAGGGTCTGCCAGAGACCAAGTTCTTTACTGTGCAAGAGGCAAGAAGGGAGTTGAAGGATTCTTTTGGCAACCTAGCCAATAAGAAGTTTGAGTCCCCGGAAGTCAGGGAGAAGATTGATCAGTTACAAAATGCTAGGACTTACATCAACCCAGAGATAAGTAAGAACATTACACCGGCACAGATACAGAAGCTGCTCAACGAAAAGAACATTGCTTCGGATATCAACAGCCCAGAGATAGATGCTCTGGCGCGTAGCTTTGTTGGCGTCAAGTCTGTCGCTGACATGAATGTTGGTGACCGCAGAGTATTCTTCAAGAAGATACAGTCCCTCCCTCGTCTAGACGATTCTACTAAGCTCCCTGTATTTCAGCTTAAGCCGTTCACCAACGCACAGTTTGTGGCGTCCGTTGAAGCTGTCAATACAACAGGTGATTTCAGCAACGAGACTATAGCTGAAGCCGCGCAGATAAAGCCTGATGATCCCAGATATGAAAGCAAGATCGAGTCTATCAGGAAGGAACTCCGTAAGCAGAGAGTAATCCGAAGCGGAAAGATTCCTGTCTATGACAGAAGGATCAAGGCTGAGGCAGAACAGATCCCCTTGGCAGAAGAGGTTGATACTGTCGTTGAGGAAGAGATTACTCCAGAGGTTGTTGAAGAAACCGAAGCTCAGGTGGTAAGCCCTGACGTTCTGGAGAGAATACGGTCAAGTTTAAAAAGCTACCTTGATTCAAAAGGACTCAAGGATGTAATGCTTAACGTAGATCATTCCCTCAGAAATGTTGTTATGGATGCTGAGGGTAATCTTAGATATGGCATAAGAAGGCGAAGACTTGATGATGAGTATGAATCTGGCCCTGTTTCAGATCTTGATACTATTTTTATCAGAGATGAATTTGCTCCAGAAGAATCAGAAGGTTTCTATTCAAGACAAATAAACGGAATCTTTTTAGCTGCTGACAGGCTTGCCAATTTTGAGGGCATGACCGAAGAGCAAATGCAGTCTGAGCTGGCGTCCATTCTCAACCACGAGATGGTACACGCAATGCGTAACCTAGATCTCTGGACTGAAAGCGAGTGGAAAATACTCAGTAATGCGGCTGCTAAGATAAAGAATAATAAAGGTCAAACATATCTTGATGAAGCAAAAGAATATTACCCAGATGTTATTCCTACTATTCAAGTAGAAGAAGCTGTTGCTAATTTAATTAGAGGAACTATCAACGGCAATACGAAGGTTGGAGGCAAGCCAAGAACCTTAATCAATAAGATGTTTGACTTCTTTGAGAGAATATCAAACTTCTTAAGAGGCTCTGGTTACAAAAGTTTCAATGACATACTTGCAGATATTGAATCTGGTGTTGTTGGAGGAAGGGAGCGCGGGGTAGTAAGAACCCCGAGAAGGGTTGCAGAGGAAGCTGATCTGGAAAACTTTTGGAATACAGACTCTGATATTTCTTACTCAAGAACTAAAGCTCCAAAGAAAACTCAGAAAGCCTACAAGTTATTTAGAATAGATCCTGAGCAACCCGGCAAACTTTTCCCTCTTTATGTTGACTCAAAGACCCCAGTTCCTATGAGGGAGTGGGTAGCAGCTACGGATGGTGGGTATAGTTTTGTTGCTGATAACGGCAAGAGATACGCTCCAGCTAAGACAGGTGTATCCAGACCAGTTAGCAGGAAGGTTGCTAAGGAACTTTACAAGCGCGGCTATGTAAAAAGTCCTGACGCAAAAAGCATTACAGCGGTAGCCTATCGACCCGGATGGCATTCAGGTGACCTGCCTTCGTCTCAACATATAGGTGGCATCAGTGTAAATTCTGTTGGCAGGAAAAAAGACTTTAGACAGAACGATCAGGTCTGGGCAGAGATAGAAGTTGCTGACGATAGATCTGACTATTGGCAGGATCTAGCTAACTCAAGAGCGTCCACAGTAAAGTCTGGCCCTAGAAAGGGAATGCTTAATCTCGGCGAGGCGCATCTTACCAATGAGGGTGAGATACCAAGGGGTGGTTATTATAGATACAAAACCAACCCGGAGATGGAGGGCAACTGGTTAATTAGCGGCGAGATAAAAATTAACAGAGTTTTGTCTGACGCTGAGGTTAAGAAGTTAAACAGAGACGCCGGTAGAACTCCAGATTTACCAAGAATAAAGAAGGGTTTGGGTAACAAGTCAGGCCCAAGATTAGATCCAAGAGATGTCGTTTACTCAAGAAAGAGTGCGCCCAAAGCTGTAAGCAATATATTCCCCACAGCTAAGAGGAGAACAGTAGATCCTACAGAGACAGTTCTTGTCAGCGACTTTCAAGAGTACATGAAGGACGCTCCGTTTAAAAAGAATATGGAGATCGTCAAGGGCTATGATGATCTTCGCAAGGACAGAAATCTTAGGACTGATGAACAAAAGGCTGTTGCTTTTGTAGATCATATTAAGAACAACCTTCTTTACTTGTTTGATTCTGTGCCTCCTGATGTTCGCACCAGATCCGCAAAGTGGTATGAGGGCGCTAATAAATTGATGCAGAATCTTGCCGACAAGCACGGCATAGATTTGTCTCAAGCTTCCGCTCTTGCTGCGAATCTTTCTCCACAGAAAGATTGGTACATGAACGCCAGCCTTGCAGAAAGAACTGCGGATATATTCTTTGAGAAAGCTGACGAAACTTTCACTCCAGAGATGGAGAAGAAAGCCAAAGAACTCTACATAGATGGAAAGGCTGTTTCTGCCTCGAAGAAAAAGATTAATCAGAAGGTTCTAGATGGGATCAAAGGCAAGTCTTTGTCTGATCTTATAGCTGAAGATGCCCCTCCTGTCATGCAGGCTATGTGGGTTCGTACTTATGATCAAACATATAACAGTCCAAGTTATCGAATTGTTTCTCCAGAAGGTGATTACCTACAGTACGCAAAGAAAAAGGACGGCACTAATGCCCGTGTTGCGTGGGGATCTTTTACTGAGATAGCAAAAGGCATTAAGGCTCTGTTAGATCCTGACATCAAGTCTGTTTCAACCAGCCTTGGTGAGGCTAACAAAGTAAGAAACTTCTACAACAATATCTATGACCCTTCTTCAGAGCTGGGTTTTGTGACGATAGATACTCATGCTGTTGGCGCTGGTCTACTACGCCCTGTGAGCGGCGACTCAGATCAAGTGAGCGCAAACTTTGGAACTCTTAAGGGTTCTTCCAACAGCTCTATTACTGGATACCGTGGACTCTATCCCTTCTACGAAGAAGCTTACAAGCAGGCCGCAGCAGAGCGCGGCGTTCTTCCGAGGGAGATGCAGTCTATAACTTGGGAGGCTGTGCGCGGTCTATTCTCTCCATCATATAAAGCCAGTGACAAGAATGTTGAGTTTGTCAATAATGTCTGGAGAGATTATAATCGTAAAAAGATTGATCTCGATGAAGCCAGAGAGAGGATATTAAATCATGCCGGACGTATCACAGATCCCGACTGGACAAGATCCGATAGTGGAGAGCTTGCGGAAGATGCAACTTCCAGTTACGAGAGCCAACTACCTAGCACTGGCGTACCCGGACAGACCGGACAACTCCCCGCTGGGGGCGGAAGAAGAGGCGATGTTGCCGCCAGAACTACAGAAGAATCAAACGTCCTAGCGGCGCAGAAATCTGAGGCAACAAACAGAGAATCGCAAAGGCTCAAGGTCAGGAATCATGTTGATGTTCTTGAGTCCAGAAGATCCCCCGGCTCCGTGGCATCCGCCACTACCTATGAAAACCTAAAGACAGAAGCAGAGAACAGGGCGTACAACGCCGGTGACTACGCTTCTCCTATGTCTTTTGAGACTCCCACTTACACCTATCAAGAGGCCGGTCTATCTGGGCCAGCCCGTGGCTTCCTGTATCAGGTGGCTGACAAGTTGCTTGGCCTCAAGATGGTTGAGGATTCTATCAACCGCAACAGAAGGAAGGCGGGGCAGAAAGAGATACCTACCCTAGCGTCCCCTTACAAAGGCGAGGAGCGCGTTGCTGGCATAGTTGGTGGTAAGGTAAGGGACTTTGATTTAAATGAGCTACAGCCTTTCGTACAGGCTATGGTTGATAACGATGTCTCTCGAAAGGAGATGGATGATTTCCTAATCCTGAGACACGCCATTGAGCGCAATGCCAGAATCAGGAGTATCAACCCTGCTATCAGAGAAGCTGGGGCCGGGATGCTAGATGGGCAGGCGCTGACTGACAGCTACGTCAAGTCTAAGATGGCGTCCCTCTACGGTATGGAGTGGAACGATGCTACCCGGTCTTGGAAAGGCGGTAATGCCAGAGCGCAAGTTCTGAACTCTCTTGCCAGCCGGTTTGATACCTTCACTCAGGGTACTCTAAAAGAGCTGCGTGATGGTGGCCTGATCTCTGCTCAAGATTTCAATACCCTGTCCAGATACTATAAGTATTACGCCCCACTCAAAGGCAAAGTGGTTGAGGACGATGTGTCTTCAGAGCTTTCCCAAGGATCTACCGGGATAGGTGGCAGCTATACCATTGTTGGTCAGGATGTTAAGACCGCTATGGGTAGACAGAGCGAGGCGTTCTCACCCTTATCCACAGCTATCTCTGACAGAGAAAGGGCTATAGTCAGGTCTGCTAAGAACAAAGAGATTGGTCAGAATCTGGTTCGTTTGATACGGGCTAACCCTAACCCAGAGTTCTGGGAAGTCATAGACAAGAACAATCCAATCTACAAGAGAGCGTTCAAGACTAGGTATGTGTACGCTGGTAACGACCCATCTATCCCGGTTGGCACAGTTCGATCCGATCTGTCTGGCGTCAAAGACAAGAACGCTTGGTTCAAGAAGAAGATTGTAGAACCTTCTGCGGCATCACCTATCCTTCGCAATGATTTGCTTGGCGTCAAGATGGACGGTGAGCAGGTATACATAGATATTCGCGGTGATGACAGGCTCAAGAAATCATTGATGAATCTTGATGCTGACACTATGGGTTTCCTGACTAAGACTTTAGGAAAGGCAAGTAGGTTCCTGTCCTATGTCAACACAAGTCTCAACCCTGAGTTTGTTGTCGGTAACTTTGTTAGGGATATACAGACAGCGATAAACAATATCGTTGGTGAGCAGACTATGGCGGGAGGCAAGGCGCTGAACACCAAGGGTCTCAAACGTGCTGTCGTAAAGGACACTGTACCTAGCATCAAGGACTTCTATAAAGGCTACCGGAATAGTAAGAACAGAACAGCCGAACAGATCAAAGACTTTGATGAGTACATAAAGTCCGGGGCCAAGACAGATTGGTTTGTTTCCAGACCGCCAGATCAGGTATCAAGCAACATAGATAACCTGATCGAGATGCAGAAGGGTACGTTCAGCGGTAGCTTCAGAAAAAGATACGAAGGCGTCAGAGACTTTGTTGATGACATCAACTCTGCTGTTGAGAACGGTGTTCGTTTTGCTACCTTCAAGAAAGCTAGAGATTTATTTGTTGAGAACGGCGTTCCAAGAGATGAGGCCATAGCTAGGGCGGCAACTCTTGCCAAGAACCTGACCGTAAACTTCAACAGGAAAGGGGAAGCAGGTAATCTCCTCAACAGTCTCTACATATTCTTCAACGCTTCAGTACAGGGTACGGTCAACTTTGCCCGTGGCTTGAATGTGTTCGACCCAGAGTCATCAAGAACCAAGCAGGCTATGGTTGGTTCTATGATTGGGTTCGGTGCTTTGATAGCGTACATGAACTCTATCCTGAGTGATGACGATGAAGAGTCTGAGCGATCTTATTACTCTCAGATCCCAGCGTTTGAGAAAGAAAGAAACATCATAGTCATGAAGAACATCTTTGATCCTGACGCAGCGCCCGATCAGTACTACAAGATCCCGTTGCCCTATGGATACAATGTATTCCACGTTCTCGGCACATCCATTATAGATTCTATGACAGGCGCTCAGTCTAAAGAGGAGGCCGCTGCTTCCTTGGTCACCTCGTCACTGGGTTCTTTCTCTCCTATAGGTTTTGGCACTTCAGATAATTACTTTAACTCTATAGTGAGAGGAATTACTCCGAGTGTCGGACAGCCTTTTGTAGAGATACTCGCTAACGAAAACTACTTTGGTTCTCCGGTCTACTCGGAAAGCCAGTACGGTCAGGATATTCCAGCTAGTCAGATGGCATTCCGCACTACACCTGAGGTATTCAAGCGGTCTGCCCAGATGCTGAATGCAATATCTGGCGGTGATGAGAGCGAGGCTGGCATTTTAGATTTCTCCCCTGACACTATGAATCACCTATTCAAGTTTGCTCTCGGTGGTACAGGAGCTTTTGCTGTAAGAAGTATGAGCGCGTTGGAAAGAGGTCTTATGGATCTTGATGTCACGCCTAATGACGTTCCTTTTTATAGGAGGATTGTCGGAGAGGTAAATGACTTCGACCAACAGACAGACTTCTATGACAGAAGAGACACCATTGCTGCTAAGTACAGACAGTCCCAGATTGAGACAGGTGTAAACAGAAGGAGCTATGCCAGACAGAATAAAGACTATCTGCGGCTTCGACCTGTAATGAACACTGCTGAAAGAAGAATAAGGGCTTTGAATAAGAGGCTAGATATGTTGCAGCAGAAGGCAGCTAACTCAATGATTGATGCTGTAACTTTCGCCCAAGAGCAGGAGAAGATACAGGATGAGAAAGCTGCCATCTACAAGCAGTTTAATCGCAGGTATGATTCTCTTATTGGCAGGAACCAATAACAGTAAACTCAGATAGCGGGATGTAGCAGCAAGGGTCTATGTCCTGCCAATCTCCCCGGTCTCTTCTTCCCCCCATAGCCACTTTGTACTCGCAATGCAGCAGGTCACATCGGGCTATCTTGTCTGTCCATCTGACTATCAGGAAAGTCTCCTTACCTGACGCACCAAACAGCAGTTTTGACCACATCATCTTCGACAAACTGATCATGAATGTGGGGTATTTGTCCATCTCAAAGGTGCGACACTTCAGTTCCAAAAAGGCTCGGATCTGATTGTCTCTCTCCGCCACATAGTCTAGGTGATACTGTAGCGGCAGCTTGTGTAATTCGCAGTTCCATCTGTTAGAGATCTCGTCAGCAAGCTGACTCTCCCTCTTCAGATCCTCTTCCGTCTCGTACATTTTTCTCGTCATCTAACCTCTCCAAAAGTATTTCCATAAGCTCTTCGATATCCTTCATCTTGCCAAGCACGATCTGTGCTTCTTCTTCAGAGCTAAACTTGATTGTAATTTCCATTGGCATTTCTCAAGGGAGGAGGAATAGAGAAGCCCATCTCTCCTGCCACAATTATCAGTTGTTCTATCAGCATCCCGTAGGTCTCGGTGTTGGTGTCGGCACTGCGCTTTGCTGGCCTTCTCCTGTCACCGAACTTGGTTGCCACTATCTGTGACCCAAAGCATCTGCACAATAACTCATCGTGCATCTCCTCCTCTGTGAGTCCGACAAATTCTCCGAAGGCTCTGACCCACTTGCGATAATAACCTTCCTGAGATCGGCTCCTAGAGTCTCTGTGTCGGGATACTTCAACACAGACACCCTTATCGCAACGCTTCAGCAGCTCCATCAGCTCCTCAATCCTGTCTGGTTCGGCGTGTGCAGCCATCACCATTATCCTGTCGAGGTCTTCAGGCGTATCGATCTTGAACTTCACAGCTTGATCACCTCATCATTGACCCGGCGTATCAGGGTCTTGATTACAAGGAACAGGAACTGCTCAGACTGATCGATGTCTCTCATGTACTGGTTGTCAAAGGTGCTGACATCATACTGGTCAAATTTGGAATGACACTTCACGCACAGGTCAGCGATACAAAGGTCATGCCCCTTGATGCCTTTGCCTTTTCCGAATGCGTGTTGCCTCATGCCCGAGTAGTGTGCAGCAACCACGGTGTCATCTCTGACACCGCAGTTGACACAGCTTTGCCCTTTGGCAGCAGCAAGTAGCTTCTTAGAACGAATGTTAGAAGGGGATGTCATCGTCTATGAAGTCACTTGAAGGTGTTGGTGCAGCTTGTGGGGCTGGCTGCTGCACTGGAGGCGGAGGTGGAGGAGCAGGTTGATACTGCGGCTGCTGTTGTTGCGGCTGCTGATATTGCTGCTGCTGTCCCTCTGGCTTGTAGTAAACCTCACTACTGATAGAGATGTATGGCGCGCCTCCTGCCTTTGGGGTTTTCTCCCAAGCAGACAGTTGGATTGTCATCTCTTTGCCATCCTTCGCCATCTGAATCAGAAGCTTCATCATCTCTGGGGTGAGCTTGATGTTGCCTGAATAGTCTGGCTTCCGCTTGTAATCTGCGGATGCCGCTTGTGTGTTACGGATAGAGCAGACCTGACCCCCGTCTTGCTTTATCCAGAGACCCCCGTCTTTACTCTGAGGGTACTGAGTTTTCTGCTGTTGCATTGTTTACTCCTTGCTGTTGAACAAATTTCTTTGTGTGTCCGCTGACCCAAACCTTAAAGCTTGCCTTGGCTTCAGGGTCTAAACTTTCGGCCACATAATTGTGAGCATTCAGCAGATCAAGAATCTGCTTCTTGCTTGTTGCCTTCTCGATCTCTCCTTCAAGCTGCTCCTTTGTCAGGAATGTAAACTCCTGATCATCTTGCTCAGAAAGCTGACCGGGAACGGAATCATCTATCCCGCCATCCGACTTCCTCCAGAGCTTGATGCCAAGACCATACATACCTAGACACTTTACTAGGCATCTCATCCTACAGTCTTGTATCTGCCTGCTTGTTGGATTGACCAAAGACTTCTTGGCTCTACCAGACTCCATAACCGGGAGCCACATCGTGCGTTCGACGTAGTCCTCATGCGTCATGTCATCTGACAGGTGAACCCTGACGGTGCAGTTAACCATCACTGTGCCGTTGGGGTAGTGAGTCTCTGGGTGAAACTCATAGAAACTGTTTGGATATCTTGTGACAAACAATGCCCAAGCATCCGCCCAGCTTAGGTAGCTGTTACCGTCATAACCTGTTTCAAGCATTCCATCTAGGTCAAGACCGTAAAGCTTATCCCATATCTCTCTTACACTAGTTCGAGACACGCCCACTCTCCTTTATCATCTTAGCTATCTCATTGCCGCTAAGTTTGTAAAAGAGAGAGACGCTTAGGTCTATGTTGGTTCTGATATTGTTTACAAATATCGCCACTTTTTCCCCCTCTATTACAAGCTTGATGGCATCCTTTTTAAACTGACCCATAATGCCTATGGCCTTCCTGAAGAAGTCCTCGTCCTGTTCAATCATCTGACCTCCATTGATCACAGAATCCAGCGACCCGGCAATAATTCTGCTGACATCTGGTTGACTCACCCGGTCTGTGTTCAACGTAGAGTTTATCCGTTGAGTCCTCACAGAATTTGGTGGCGTCCTCCTCGTTGTCGAACAGTTTGATTGCCCTCTTCCTGCCCTTCTTCATTGCCGCCCACTTCTCTCCGCGCAGCCAGCGTTGCTTATCAGTACAGTGTGGGATATCTCCTCCCAACATATCCTGTAAACGTGCTTCAGCGTGTTCGTCCAGAAGGGTTTCGACAATTCTGTTTTGTTGCTCTTCATCTCTGATCGGGATATCTATAGTGACAATGGGGGACTGAGGATACTCTGCATTGTTATCCGCCTCCCGCTGTTTCCAATCCCGAAGCACTGCAATGATCTGTAGGTCAGCGACACGCAGCTTCTTCACTGTGCGTACCAGCCAAGCATAGCAGTTGAGTTGATCGACCCACTCTTCTTTGCCATAGATTACAGACCACACTGATGTGCATTTGTAATCGGCAATAGAGACCGTTCCATCAGGGTTAATCTTCTGGACATCAATGGCCCCAGAGACTTTCCAATCTTTGAACGTGACGTGTAACCGCTCTTCCAATATGTAATCGTCCGACTCTTCAGCCTCGAATATATTGTGAACAGCAGTCCCCAGAACAGACCAGACCTTGTCACTCACATCCTCGGTCAATTCATCCCAGTGTTTCTTTCTCAAGATATTTATCCGGGGCGAATCAATCATAGTGGTCACGCTAATCTCAGCGTCACCCATTGAGTAACTGTCTTTGGATAGTGCCTTGTATACAGGCTCTGGCAGGTTGTGGTTATTGGTTATTTTCATGTGATCCTGAAGACTCTGCAACCGCCTTCTTCACGATGCACTGTGTACCGCTTGCCGTTGGCTTTGTTGTTTTTAGTACTGGCCTGCGACCTCACGTTGCTCTCAGACATATTGTCCTCGGGTACGAACACACTGTCCCCGGTCTCCATCTTGTCGAACGGTATCGGAGAGGATGCTCTCTTCGGTACGGGTATATCTTTTTCAATTTCCAAACTCATGCGGTATTCTCCATATTGAATACTGTCAGAGAAGTCAGGGAGGTTGCCTGACTCCTGCTGATCTAGAACATAACTACCAATCTTACTCATATCAAAACCTCCAGAGGCGATACTAATGTTGCGTAATATTGATGTCAACGCTAATATCATTTATGAATGTTGTGTCAAAGGGGAGCCTGCATCCAAGGCTAACAGTCGGCGCTTCGTTCAGATAAAGGGCAGGCCGTACTTCATCAAGTCAAAGAAGGCTCTGGATTATGTGAAGACCTTCGAGGCTCAGGCTGAGAAGCTTGAGGAGTTGATTGAGTGTGATGTCGCTGCTCACATAACCATTCATTACAAGTCGCGCAGGCCGGATCTGGATGAGTCAGTCATCCTCGATTGCTTGCAGGGGGTTGCATATAAAAATGACAGACAGGTCAAAGAGAAACACATCTACTGGGCGCTCGACAGAGATGAACCCAGAGCCGTCATTAGGCTCGTTGCTATCGAAGGAGATAGCGCGTAAGCTTATTGATCGAAGCTTGCGGGATCTTTGTTTGGCGGATGAGGCAGAAAAAGCTTTAGAGTTTTTTGTCTCGGACGATCTAAATAAACACTGTGTGGATGCCGGGGTTGATGCCGATTGGGTCAGAAAATCGGCGCTTGAAATGGCGAAGCACAGTAAAATACAACGTCAATATTTATTGAAAGGGATACTTAAGAAATTGAAGGGGTCAAGATGGGGGTCATCGAAGAAGCCATAGAGCAAATCTATGACGATTGCAGGATTGTCTGTCCGAAGTGTGGTCATGACAGGAAAAAGAAAAACGTCAAAACTTTGTCGGTCACCGTCAAGAATGACGCCAAGCTATATCACTGTCACCACTGCTACGCTTCCGGCGCAGTCAGAATAAAGTCACTTTACGAACAACACTCTCAACCTAAAGTTGTTCACATCCAAACCACTAGGGACAATGCCGTGCTAGAAGAGTTCCTTTCGAGCCGGGGCATCCCTATGTCTGCGGTTCAGACTGAGGTTATTACTGGGGAAAAGTATTTCAATGGCGGCGGTAACCTACCGGCTGTCGGTTTTGTGTACGCATCTGGGGCTGAAAGGGCCGTAAAATGGCGCTCTACTGAAGGTAAATACTTTACCCAAGACGGTGCTGCCAGATGGCTATATGGTATCGAAAAGGTATCAAAAGAGGACGATCAACTGGTCATCTGTGAGGGTGAGGTTGATGTGCTGGCACTGTCTGCTGCTGGGGTGACCGCTGTGTCCTGTCCTAACGGAGCGCCACAGAAGGTTAGCAATAATAAGATAGACCCAGAGGAGGATGGCAAGTTCAGCTACCTCTGGGACGCCAGAGAAATCATCACGACCATCCCCAAGATTGTACTGGCTACCGATGGTGATCAGGCTGGTGAGGCTCTAGCTGAGGAGATAGCGAGACGGGTAGGCCGGGCTAAATGCTGGCGCGTAACCTTCCCTGAGGGATGCAAGGACAGTAATGATGTGCTGCTAAAGCACGGCTCTGAGTTCCTGTCAGACTTGATAGCTAACCCCACACCGATGCCCCTGAAAGGCGTGTATTCTGCACAGGATTACGCTCTTGAGGTTGAGCATATCTACACCGAGGGCGTGGGCAACGGCCTGTCTACTGGGATAGCCAGTGTTGATGACCTGTTCACTGTCTCTGAGGGCCAGCTATCTATCGTCACTGGTCTGCCCAGTTCAGGTAAGTCTGAGTTCATCGATCAGGTCATGATTAATATGGCCCAGCAGCACCACTGGAAGTTTGCAGTGTGCAGCTTTGAGAACCCGCCCCACTTTCACATAGCCAAGCTTGCCGAGAAGATAGTCGGCAAACCTTTCTTTGAGGGGAAGAGTCCGCGCATTGAAAAGCATGAGCTTGATCATGCTATGAAGTTTATTGATGAGCACTTTGTGTTTCTGGATCAGAAGGATGGAGTGGTTGCCACGATAGACAGCATCATTGACCGGGCGAAGCAGGCGGTACTCAGGCTGGGCGTCCGGGGTCTGGTGATAGATCCATATAACTACATCGAACAGGACGGGACTGAGGAGCATACCTCCATCTCTGCGATGCTGACCAAGGTCACGACATTCTGCAAAGCCCACGGTATACACTGCTGGTTTGTTGCACACCCTGCCAAGCTATATCCCAAAGAGGATGGAACCTATCCTGTACCGAAGGGCATGAGCATCAGCGGATCTGCGGCTTGGTTTGCCAAGGCGGATCTCGGTGTGACTGTACACCGAGGTGAGGATGATGTTGAAGTTCACTGCTGGAAGTGCAGATTCAAATGGGTAGGCAAGCAGGGCGTGACAAATCTGGATTACGATCTGTTGAGTGGTAGGTATTCTGATAAGCCTCGGGTCAAAGAGTATGCCCCGGACGCTAAGGTGAATTGGTATGACCAAGTCGATATCTGATCTCGGGACAAAAGAAATCCACGAACGACACAGCGTCATGATTGAGGGCGGGACTATCCCCCGCGCCAAGGTTATGGATCAGTTGATAATCGACAGGCTGTTGATGCAGGGCCGGATAACTCTGGCCCAGCATATGGCTGCGGAGATGTTTCTGGGGCAGGCTGAGAGAGCCTCAGTCAACGTGAGAGCGCAGAAGTATGACGCCCTACCCGTAGGCAATGGTAGAAAGGATAGCTACAGTAACGGCTACGGTGCGTTCTCTAAGACTATGTCATTGGTTAAGGGATTACTCAGCATAGAACACGCTAGAGTTTTGTTTGATTGCTTGATCAGTAACAAGCTAGTGGAGGATAACTTTGACAAGCTTTGTGAAAGCTTAGATGTGATTGTGAATCGGAGACTCACGACATGATTTATCGCGGACGCCTAGTCTTTAATGAAAACAAAGATGAAGGTGAGGTGTTGATAGATACTGATTTTTTTTATGAGTTGCATCCGACAACACAGTTGGATGTGTTAAGCGATTGGATCTGTTATTTGAAGGATCTTTATAAAGAAATACAGACTGATCCTTATGAAGAGCGACAGTGTTTATTGCTAGAGAATGACTGACGGCATAGCAATAAACTTAGGCGCTGTCGCACCGCCCTTTGGAGAATGCCGCCAGTTAATCTACGAACGACCGATGACAGCGTGGACACCCAGTGATAACTTCCTTATCGATCTTGGATGAATCTGCTAGATCGAACCCGCAGCTCCAGCAGATACCCCCGGAGGGAAACAAGGAGTAACCTCCCCATAGGCGTACCTGTTCATCGATCTTATCATCTCTACTCTTCTGTTCGATAGTCACCAGTTACCCCCTTCTTTTTAGAATACGTTACGAACCCTAGATGAGCCAGCCTCTCTCCGAATCTGACCTCCCAAGTCAGTATTCGGGAGCAGTCATGCTGGTTGGCTTTCATCCTAGCAAATCGTTCTACCTTTTGCTCAATGTCATCCGACCCCCGGCCCTTAACATTGAAAGCAAACGATCTGTGTCCGCCGTTACTCAGTTCAATCTTAACCTTCGCATTCCCCATCATCGATTTGACCCCCGTCAAAATGTTCATCAATTAATTTGTCTACTTCCCGATGCATCTCATCGAGTAATTTGTAGGTCATCATTATTCCAGACCACACAAACGCATCTTTGTTCCCGTCGAGGCAGTGTTCTTTTATCCGCCTCATCCTGCGCTCTACCTTTTCAGCCTGATCGTAAAGGTTCCCACGAGCGTCAGCCTTCCTGCCGTCCTCGACCCTTTGAATTAAATCAACTACGTTAGTCATACGACCCCCTAGTTTATGGTTACGTTGTCTCTCTCGTGGCGCTTGGCTTTGATTAGTTCCCGCATCATATCGAACACCCATTCCTCTGGGATGTCAGTGTCTCTGCTGCCGGGAACCCCGGTCACCAATACATCGGTCAGGATCTCTACCAGTGCGGCTGACACCGCTGCTCTGGATAAGTCTGACGCCGTCTCATTAAGGGTATCGGTCACTGCCCGCCCCACTATATCCATCTCATCCTGAAAGTTTTCAAACTTCATAACTTACCCCTTTGTCTTTTTCCAGATAGCCCAACCCGACTTAACCCTGCTGGATGACGGGCGATGACTCTTTTTATTACTTCGACACCAGTTACTGATGTTGCCATACGCTTTTCGGCAGTCCTCGTAGTCTGTAAAAAGAAGGCAATCATTACTGTCAGGCTCCATAGCCTTAAAGTTTTCGACAGCCTCCGACCTTGTACGACCTGCGGTTTGAATGGACTCGCTTGGATCAATCTCGGTCTTAATCATCCTCTGTCTCCAAAATATCATTAAGAATTAAACGCCTAAGTCTTTTGCGATCCTCACCAGTACACTTGCTGGCGATCTTGATATCACTGAGCCTCAGTTTGTAGCTTGACGGTTGCCAATACAGTGCAGCCGGGGGATCGGTGACCAGTTGGTACTGGTACACCTTCCCCTCCTCATCTGTGATTGAGAACTGCCAATCGGTTGGCATTGTGCTGCTCATGTCACCCCCCTAAACGTGCCGGGAGATGACGTTGAACTCACGCTTGTCATGCTCCGGGTGTTCCGGGTGATGCTTTGCGTAGGTCTCAAGGATGTCCAGCAGATCCTCTTTATGATAGGCGTAGTGACCATCATCTATCGGATCTTTATCCAGCCACTCAGGGCAATCGACCCAGTAACTGTAGTCAGTCACTGGTCTACGCCGGGCGTCACAGTAATAGCTCTCCAGCACTGTCTTGTCATAGGTCAGGCTGTACTTATCGCAGAGATTCTTAATATCCCGGCGACACTTGGCATCGAGAGCCTTATCTCTCTGCTTGCGTATATCATCCTGTGCTGACTTTGCTCCCTGCAATTGATACTTGAGCGTGGCGATCCTTTCCTGAGCGGCCTCAATGTCAGCCCGCTGTCGGCGAATAGCATCCTCAATGCTGGCTTGCTTGCGCTCCTGCGCGTCGATCTTGCGTTGGTACTTCTCATATAAACTAGTCATATCTCATCTCCAAAATGATTAATAGAATGCCCCGTCTCGTGGGGCGGACGGCTGAAGGTTACAGCTTTTCAAAGTTTTGTTTCGCAGCCTTACTGAGCGTAGCAATAATGCTACAGTAAGTGTCGAACTTTCGAGACAGGATGTAACGACTCCTGTCACTGAGAGTCCGGCTGAGATCCCGCTCGATTGATTCCCGAGTTTCGGTAGTGATCAGGATTAACTCAGCCAGATCCTCGCGGTCCAAGTCTAGATTGACTTTCTTCATGCGGCCTCCCGCTTATTGTTATACCCCCTCAGAGAGGCTGACAGAACCTCTGTGACGCGAGTGTGAGCGACAATGAATTGCCTGCTCAGTTTCTTCCTAACCGCCCTCATATCGAGCGTGGGGCGCTCTGTCCGGGACACTACAACGTAGTGCTTAGTCCCGAAGTATTTGCCCTCACCCTCAGCCTTGAGCAGGTCTATCAACTCCTGCTTCTCGGCATTCAGGGCGGTGATTGCTGCTGATAACTCAGCGATTCTATCTACTTGCTTTTCCATATTGACCCCCGTCAAAGTTAAAGTGATTCGATTGCATACCGTAGAGATTCTGTTGCAATCTCCCATTGATCTGGCCTTTCGATGAGGCAGAGATCATAACCTCTGGCGATCAAGTAACTCTCTGCCCATAGCGCACCCATTCCGATTTGATCCTGCTTCAGATACTCCTGCCGATCTGAATGTGTTGCGGCCTCACCTAGCTCTATAATTTCTTTGTACATTTTTGACTCCAAGTTATGCCCCCGTAGGCGGCGTTAATATTAAGCGGCCTGCTCAACCGCATCATTAGTGTTAGGTAGCCCGGTCATGAAGTTGCTAGGGTATGAAGTGTTACCCTCTTCATCGACTACAGGCTGGAAGCTGTGCAGGAATGCAGCAGCTTTCTGAGCCTTGCCAGCAGCCTTGAAGAATAGATTCTCATCATTCTCCAGAGCCTTGATCCAGCTCGCCAGATACTGGGCGTGGTCAGGTGCTGGCGTATGCTCTATGCCGAGGTCAGCAGTCATGAATATTGCTGTCAACTCAGCGGTGAGTTCCTCGAACGCATAATTCTCAGTGGTGCGCTCATAGATCTCCGGGCGATTGAGGCGTGACTTGTTGCCCGTCCAGTGGCCCTCCTCATGAAAGAGAGTGCCGTAGTATTTCACCAGCTTTTCTTCTGGAGTATCGCCAATGAAGTCTTCTGGAGCAGGCATCACAATGTAGTCCGCGATGGGCTTGTAATAAGCCTGCGGGCTTCCGGGCTTGACCCTGATGTCAGCGCCAGTGTTTGCAATGAAGTCTTCAACATCTTGAAGCCTCTGCAACTCAGTGCGCTCCTCACCTTCAGACACTACAGGCTCAAGGCCGACTTGCTCTGCATTCCAGAGAGCCACTGCCCGGAAGAACAGCCCGGTCTTCTGGTTACCATTCTTATCCAGCTTGGGCTTACCTTTGCTGTCTTTCAGCTTCGTAGGCATAGGCGTCAGGACATAGGCGGTAGCCTTCTCACCCTTGGGGACAGGCGTGTCGGTAGACTCCCAGCCCTTGTAGGTTGACCAGCGGGTGTCGGTGAACCCGTGCTCCTCTGCTGCTATCCAGAGTAGGAACACGTTGCCGCCAGTGTATACGTTGCCGGTGACGCAGTTATGGTGAGCGCCGTTGGCAATCTGTCCAGCCCAAGGCTTGACCCAGCCAGTACCGTGAGTTTTCATCTGCTCCAGCACCTTGCGGGTGAGGTCAGCGCGAGGGTTGCGTTTAACTTTTGATGTAGCCATTTTTCTCGTCTCCAAATCAAGAATGTCAAAGTGTAAAGGTTTGTCAATCAAGCTGCAAGTTTGGCATCACTGCCCCACTTGCAGCCGGTGCGAAAGGTTATGACGCGCACACTGTGCGCTCCAGCAAGGCCGTTACCGCTGCCCGCTGTGCAGACCCAAGCCGGGGCCAGCTCTTGGCGCTCACTGAGGCCCAGCTTACGCTGTACTGTGGAACGCTTGCCGATGGGAATGAAGGCGCGACCGCCAGTGAGGTGCTGATCGCAATCATCAATCAGCCAGACTGACCCGTACTGACCATTGACGATCTTGGCTCTAACGCGAGTGTCGCCAGAGTACAGCCCGGTGAAGGTATCGAAACCTTCCTGCCTGCAGATTCGGGCCTTCTCTTGGTTCAGGCCAGCGGTAATACCACTGGCCCACTGCGAGACAAACCCGTCAGTGTCGCACCGCTCAAATGAGTCGCTGGCTTCCTGAAGGTTTTGAGAGGCAGCAGCCTCATATCGTGCAGCCTCTGCTGCGAAGTCTTTGATTTCCATAATGATTCCTCGGTTTGTTGATTGAATTAGATGCGGGGATTGAGGCCCGAGACTTACGCCTTTGACGGCTCGGTCAACCTCACGCCCCCGACTTTAAAGCTTTGCGATTACTCAAGCGCCTCCTCTAGAGACCTGATCAAGTTGACTGCGAACTCGTCAGCTTCAATCAGCCCGGAGAAACAGGAACCCTCAGCGGTGTCTAGAAAGGCGCTGTGCAGAAAAACCCGGAATGGGCGCTCATAACCCCGGCTGACATCGAATGTCACGGTGACAGTCAGTCCCTTGTCGTTGGTATATCTGCTGATTTCCTGCGCTTTTGCGCGGTTAGTTTGCTTATCCATTGATTACCCCCTGCAATCGATTGTGATTTGAATGTCTTCCTCCTCAGAGCATACGCAACGCTGCACAGCTTCCAAGGCGTCAGATTGAGTGGCGAAAATGTTGCTGAATCGCCCGTTAAAATGGACCGCCCAGCCTGACAGCGGGGCATAGTGAAAATTAGCCTGATAGTCTGCGTCAGGTCTGGCGCGTGAAATTATTACCTGATTCATGATCGCTCCTGATAGTCGTTTGGAAAGTCTCTGATAAAACTTTTGATAAGACTTACACGCCACTGCAATTGCTCATCGTTGAGCGAGCTTAAGTATTCACGGTTCATTGTTTGCTTTATTAAATAAACGATGTGATCGTTTTTTAAGCAATATTCAATAGCAGATTCTCTGTCCATTTTGTGAGCCCCTCACAGTATCGGTTGTTTGTTCAGGCGAACGGTCACGCTGTCCGCATTCCATTTTTTTTCAAACTCTCGCTTGAGCTGTGCCAGCTCTGGAGTACCCGGCTGGTATAGCTTGACGCCAGTGAATTGGCAAAGCTTTGCCCAGCTCAGATATTTGGTCTTGCCGTTTTTAACGATCTCAAAATCAATCATGTCTCCCCCTTACCATCCGGCAACGCAAAAATGACTATTGTTTAAGCAGTATGGCTGAGCATCCCACCCGATAAAAACTAGGTGATATCTACCCTCGCTGTTCACTGCGACAATCCACTTGAACTCTTCTAAGGCGGCAGGATCAGCCGCTTTGATTGCATTCGCTTCGGTCTTATAGGTTTTGCAACCCTTTGTGTTTGGAAATAATCTCATCTCATTTCTCCGGTTTATTTAAAAAATTTGTTGGTTGTTAATCATCAGATTTATCGATAGATGCCACTGTCGGCAATGGCATCGACTATAAATCTGTTCGCTCCTCTAGACCGCACGATTGTGAAGTCACCCCGTTGCCAGCCGAAGCTGAGACTGCTCTAGGCAGTCAGAGGGGCTCTCGCCCCAATCTCAGGAGTCCGACCATATACCGGGACCGTTCGGTTTGCCGCGAACCCTGTCACTTGCGAGAGGCATAGTCAGCTTCAGCAGTGGGGCCAATCCAATTTGTCGTGCGACTCAGCCAATCCGTTGGCCGTCAAACTGTATGCGAACTATAACGACTATAAAGATTATTAGACCAGTCAAAATATTAAATTGTCACAATTTGTCACAATTGTCCTCATGCCACCGTTCCACTGCCGCATCGATGTCTGCCTGCCACCACTCCAGCGATACCCGATTGATGCCACCTGTCGGCCCGACAATGCGCGGCGGCTCCGGGGAATCAGCCGGGGCTTCATTTGTCCACGTTGCATAAAAGTAAGTCAGGCCACAGTCGCTGCCTCTCACTATCTGATAGTCAGGCAGTGCAGCTTGCAGGTAGGCGTTCAGTTGTTTCAGGGTGATTCTCATATCAATTCCTCCATTGCTTCACTTTGATTGACGGGTGAGTCCAGATTTATTCCCAGAAATATCAAAAAAATGTCAGAAATATTGTAAGTGTCTGATGTATAAAGATATTTAATTTATAGTGAGTGACATGACCCCTTTTTTCTGTTCTAAGTATTTGAAATATAAAGGGAATCAGTAAGTCATTGATATTAAAGGAAATCAACGATATCAATAAATTCGATGCAGGGTCAGGGGTCAGTCTAAAATCGCTTAGAACGGCTCTCAGGGCTTCTGAAGACTATTGTTTAAAAATTGAACAATGTTGGTTAAAATTTGATCAATCAACAGTGGAGTGATTCAAATGGGCAAGCCAAGATCAGGATTAACCGATAAGCAAAGGCTATTCGCTATGTGCGTGGGAAGCCGGGGAATGACGTATGCAGACGGCTACCGGGAAGCGTATGACTGTGACGATATGTCTGCAGCATCTATTAGGAGGGAAGCCAGCAAGCTTATGGCGAACCCCGACATAACCTCTATGGTGAACAGGCTAATAGCCGCTAAGGAGGGGCAGATACAAGCATCTGCCGTCTCTGACAGAGAGAAAGTCCTGAGTAAGCTCCGGGGCTGGATGGAATCCGCTGAGGGCGCCGATGCAATGAAGATCAGGTCAGCCGAGCTGCTGGGCAAGTCGGTTGGCCTATTCAAGGATGTAGTCGAACAAAAGAGCACTGCAAACTCTGCTGAAGTGGAGGCCAAGCTGCAGGCCAAGCTTGAACAACTGTTGGCAAGCGAACAGGATCAGCCTAGTGAGGCAAGTGATCTGCATTAGTCTATTGTGATACCTGACACCTTTAACATAATTGACATGACCCTTCCTTAGTAATAGTCCTGACCCCTTTCATATGTGTGACATGACCCTTACATAATAATACACATGACACCTTCTATGTGTGCAACATGACCCCCCTTAAATAATACACTTGACCCCCGTGACAGGTGTCACACTTTGATACCCCTCCCCCCCTTGACAGGTTGGCCGGGTATATATGCTATATACATAGTGATCCACTCAAATAATTCCCTAGTTTTGACGCCACCCCCACCCTAATTTCTGGGAATGCCTAATGAAATCAATAACTTGCGTCGCGGTTGGTCAAAATTTGTACAGAAAAAGGGGTAGGAATCCTAGTACCCCCAAAAATTTTGCAAAAAAAGTTGACCTTGCCCTTGTCAATATGCAAAATATGTTAAAATTTCTTACAGTTGTGTCTAAGGATTACCCTTACTAAGGATTACCCTTGGCTAGGTACACCTAGCATTACGCTAGGTAATCCTTATTTTTTTTTAGTAAAAAAAATAGAAAAGTAATTCTTATCTAGGGTAATCCTTACTAGGGTAATCCTTAGGTCAAAGTAGCTATAGGTATAACTCTGGGTACAGGTATAGCTGTAACTAAAACTATAGCTATAAGTTGGAATTAGAGTAATCCTTACTAGGTTAATCCTTATGGCTGAAAAGAGTTCTATTACAAGAGTCGGGACATCTGAGCCTTTTGAGCTTCAGGTTTCCCGAGGTCAGATATCTTTTCACTATGCTCTGCATAAGTTTGGATTTAACCCGGACGTAGATGATTCTTTAGAGACCGTGTGGACTGAGGGAGGATTGTATTCCTACCTATCCGCCGCGACTGTTCTGAAGGTTTCCAGCTCTAGCACCGCCGACACATCAGCGGGTACTGGGGCTAGGACTGTTCAGCTATATGGGCTGGACGCCGACTATAACGAAATCAATGAGACCGTCACCCTTAACGGTCAGACCGCTGTCAACACCACCAATTCATTCTTGCGTATCAATCGTATGATTGTTCGCACTGCCGGAACTGGTGGCATTAACGCAGGGGTTATCTATGCTGGCACTGGAACCGTCACAACCGGCGTTCCTGCGAATAAATACGCCACCATAGCGATAGGTGATGGGCAGACTTTGATGGCTTTGTGGACTGTACCGGCGGGATTTACGCTGTACATCTACCAGACTGATGTCACTGTAGCCACCACGCAGAACAACAAGTATGCCACGATCTCGCTTGTTGCCCGGCCTCTTGGTGAGGTGTTTCAGGTTAGGGACAGGTTCGTTAAGGCAGAGAGCCAGACCACAATTGAATATGCTTTTCCTTTGAAGTTTGAAGAAAAGACTGACATTGAGCATCGATGCATAGGTGACTCATCAGGTGCTAATATAGCCATTTCTGCTGCAATTGATGGCGCTTATATAGCTAATTCGTGAACATTGATCAAAATTTAATCAGTTCTCTGGATAAGGCTTCTCCTGAAGATAAGGCTGAGATCCTTGCTCTGATCGAAGAGCTGGAGGATCTTAAGCAGGTTGAAGCTGCCCGTGGTGGGTTTATCGACTTTGTACGCACGATGTGGCCGTCCTTTATCGATGGTGAACACCATAAGATAATGGCCTCGGCCTTTGAGCGTATTGCTCGTGGCGAGTTGAAGCGGTTGATAGTAAATATGCCGCCTCGACACACCAAGAGCGAATTTGCCAGTTATATGCTCCCGGCTTGGTTTCTGGGGCAGTACCCAAATAAGAAAATAATACAAACCGCCCATACCGCCGAGTTGTCTGTTGGTTTTGGTAGGCGGGTTCGTAACCTCGTAGATAGTGAGGATTTCAAGAAAGTTTTCCCAGAGCTGACTCTTAGGCCCGACTCCAAGGCTGCTGGGAGATGGAGTACCAGTGTCGGTGGCGAGTATTTCGCTATCGGTGTTGGTGGTGCTGTAACTGGTAAAGGTGCTGACCTGCTCATTATCGATGACCCCCACTCGGAGCAGGAAGGACAGAGTGCCGACCCCACTGTGTTTGACAGAACCTATGAATGGTACACATCCGGGCCTCGTCAGCGATTACAACCGGGAGGAGCTATTGTCATCGTAATGACTCGATGGCATATGCGAGATCTGACCGGAAAGATACTCAAGTCTTCTTCTCAACGGGCTGGAACCGATGAATGGGAGTTGATTGAGTTCCCTGCTCTGATGTATGAGAACACAGAGAGGGAGAAGTCATTGTGGCCTCAGTTCTGGTCTAAGAAGGAACTGGATGCCCTGAAAGCGGAACTGCCGCCTTCTAAGTGGAATGCACAGTATCAGCAGAACCCTACCGCAGAGGAGGGTGCGCTGGTTAAGAAGGAATGGTGGAAGATCTGGGAGAATGACAGACCGCCTCCCTGCGAATTTGTTATTCAGTCTTGGGACACGGCGTTCCTCAAGACACAGAGATCAGACTACTCAGCCTGTACAACGTGGGGCGTCTTCTATGCCCCGGACGATGAAGGCAAGACTCAACCAAACATAATCCTTCTTGATGCCTACAAAGAGCGTCTGGAGTTCCCAGAGCTTAAGCAGAAGGCATTTGAGATGTGGCAGACGATGCAGCCGGACGCTTTTATTGTGGAAGCCAAGGCCGCTGGAACCCCATTGATATTTGAGCTACGGGCAATGGGTATCCCAGTATCTGAGTACACCCCATCCAGAGGTAATGACAAGATCGCTAGAGTTAACGCTGTGGCGGATTTGTTTGCTTCAGGCAACGTGTGGTGTCCAGAGACGAGGTTTGCTGAGGAAGTGATGGATGAGTTCGCGGCTTTCCCGGTGGGTGAGCATGACGATCTGGTGGACTCCTCCACACAGGCGCTACTGAGATTTCGTCAGGGCGGTTTCTTGAGACTGCACAGCGATGAAGAGGATGAGCCTTTCTATGGCGGAAAAGCCAGTTACTATTAAACAGAGGAGTTAGAACCCTATGTCAATAGAAATAAAAAATGTTTCTAATCAAGACTATAAAACCTTAGAAGATGTTATAACTAAGTCTATTCATGTTCTTAGCCACAACGCCGCTTGCGGAGATGCTAACGAATCGATGAAGGCTTCTCAGTCAGTATTAAATCTTTCTAATGCGCTTGCTGTCTTATCGAGGGTGGATGAACACAGACAATCAGTCTGACGAAGCTATTGATCTCGAAGAAGAAGAGCAGAAGATCGAGACCGAGATTAGGGAATGGTCATCCAACGTCATTGAGATGCCTAACCCTTACTTCAACAACATCCCTACCTGCCCCTATGCCAAGGCAGCGTGGGAGAAGGATCTCGTTAAGATAGTGTTCGATCATAACGGCAGGGATGAGCAGCTACTCAAGTTTATCTCTGAATATGATGATGACTATGACCTAGTGATCATTGTTGAGACCGACTACCCGGATGATCAGGAAGGCTTTCATGATGCTATTGACGAAGTTAATAGTCTTATCAGCCAAGATGTCTGGGGCGATACGGACTTATGGGTGATGGGATTCCATCCCCTTGATGAGGATATCGACGTTCTAAACGACGAGAGCTTTGAGCCTATCAGCGAATACAGCTATGGGTTAGTGTTTATCCAAAGGCTTTCTCTTCTTCAAGAGGCTGCTAACAAGCTTGAGACTCAGGGTTACTACGATGTATATAAAGGTAACACTGAGATGACTAGAATGTACGAAATCCGTAAAGACTATTACAGGAGATTCCTCGATGAGAAAGAAGGGAATGCGCGGCGGTAAGACTGTAGCCAAGAAGGTTATGGGCATGAAGGCTGGCAAGAAAGTCCCCAAGGTCAAGAAGATGAAAGCTGGAGGCCAGTGTCGAGGTATGGGCGCTGCCACTAAAGGCGGAAACTTCGAGGTCGTTTAATGGCTATTGAAAAGTCTTTAGTCAGCAATCCGCTTGATGTAGATAGCGAGGAAGCTGTCGAGGTTAATATCGTTAACCCGGAGGCGGTCTCTATTGAGACTCCAGAGGGTGGCGTTATTTTTGACTTCGACCCTAACGCATCAATGATGGGCGCCGAAGAACACGGCGCTAATCTTGCTGAATACATTGAGCCAGATGTTCTCGATATGATCGGGGCGGATCTTGTTGGTATGTATAACGCCGACAAAGACAGCCGATCTGATTGGGAAGAGTCCTACGTCAGGGGCTTAGATCTTCTGGGGTTGCGATTTGAAGACAGGACTATGCCTTGGGCAGGGGCTTGTGGTGTGTTTCACCCAATGCTTTCTGAGGCGGTGGTTCGGTTTCAGGCTCAAACCATACAGGAAATCTTTCCTGCCAGTGGCCCAGCCAAGACATCTATCGTTGGTAAGCTGACTGACGATAAGGTCAAGCAGGCTCATCGTGTTCAGGACTACCTGAACTACCTGATGACCGAGAGAATGTCGGAGTATCGCTCCGAAACTGAGAAGCTTTTGTTCTCTTTGCCTATTGCTGGCTCTGCTTTCAGGAAGGTTTACTACGATCCTAACCTCGGCAGGCCGTGCAGTATGTTCGTTCCTGCTGAAGACTTCGTCGTTAGCTACGGCGCATCCGACTTAAAGACCTGTGAACGTGCCACACACGTCATGAAGAAGACTCCTAACGAGATTAGGAAGCTCCAAGTGTCTGGTTTTTATAGAGATGTTGACCTTCCTACCCCTAGCCCGGACATTGGGCATATTCAGGAGGAGTACAACAAGCTCACAGGCAGCAGTATCAACTACGAAGTTGATCAGAGACACACTCTTTTGGAGATGGTTGTCGATTATGACCTCCCCGGCTTTGAAGATATGCAGGGCGGAGAGGAAACTGGCATAGCTTTGCCCTATGTAATCACCATCGACAAGGGTTCTCGTAAGGTTTTATCCATAAAACGCAACTGGAATGAAGAAGATCCGCAGAAACTTAAGGTAGAACACTTCGTTCACTACACCTATTTGCCCGGATTGGGCTTCTACGGCTTCGGATTAGTCCACATGATCGGCGGATTGAGCAAATCTGCTACCTCATTACTGCGTCAATTGGTGGATTCAGGCACTTTAGCCAACCTACCCGGCGGTTTGAAGGCCCGTGGCCTCAAGATTAAGGGGGATGACACCCCAATTATGCCGGGCGAGTTCCGAGATGTGGACGTTCCGGGCGGAACTATACGGGATAACATCAGTTTTATGCCGTATAAGGAGCCGTCTAACGTCCTTTACCAGCTATTAGGGGACATTGTCCAAGAAGGGCGGCGATTCGCCTCCTCAGCGGACGTGAAAGCCTCTGATATGAACTCTGAAGCGCCGGTTGGCACGACATTAGCCATACTTGAGCGCGAAATGAAGGTGTTAAGCGCCGTTCAGGCCCGTGTTCACCACGCTATGGGCGTTGAATTAAAGATTTTAAGCAGAATTGTTAGGGATTACGGCCCAATGCGCTACCCATACGACGATTCTGAGGAGCCTTTGATGGCTCAGGACTTCGATGATCGCGTTGATATCATTCCTGTCAGCGATCCGAACAGTGGCACGATGGCCCAGCGCATAATGCAGTACCAAGCCGCGCTGCAACTATCAGCTACCGCGCCACAGATGTATGACCTACCACTACTTCACCGTCAAATGATAGAAGTACTGGGCATAAGGGATGCCGACAACATTATTCCAACGGATAAAGACCTTAAGCCTACAGATCCGGTAAGCGAAAACATGAACATCATTAACGGAGAACCCGTTAAGGCGTTTATCTATCAGGATCATGAGGCGCATATACAAACGCATATGTCTGCTATGGAAGATCCTAAGCTATTGAAGATATTAGCGATGGCTCCAGACGCGAAAGTCAAGCAGGCGCAAATGATGGCGCATATTTCAGAACACGTTGCCTTCTCTTATCGACAACAGATAGAGAAAGAACTCGGCGTGGAGCTGCCTCCGCCAGACGAACCATTACCAGAAGACATCGAATTGAGGCTATCCAAGCTCGTTGCTCCTGCCGCTGCACAACTCACCGGAAAGGACAAGAAAGAGATGGAAGCCCAGCGCATACAGGAGCAGATGCAAGATCCACTCATCCAGCTCCAGCAAGCAGAGTTGCAGCTTAAGGCGAAGCAAGCTCAAGACAAAGTCCAGACTGATATGGCTAAGATTCAGGCGGATCTCGAAAAGAGTAGAGAGAAGACTGAGCTTGAGAGAGACAAGCTTTCTCAGGAAGCCAAGGTTGAGGGCGCTAAATTGGGCGTTCGTGTAGCTGAAGACGCATCCAGAGATGACATAGAGAAAACTCGAATGAAATCAAAGGATATGCTTGAAGGCGTTAAGGTGGGTGTCGATATAGCGAAGGAGCTATCTGGTGAGTGATGTTTTCAGTAATAACGCTTTAAAGGTTTTGCGCGATAACTACCGGCGGATGATGAACGATATAAGCGATCATGTCAGCACGGGTAGCTGCAAGACATATGACGAATACTCTAAATGCTGCGGGATCATTGAGGGTCTTGCTATGGCAGAAAGAGAACTTCTGGATCTGAACGAAAAGATTGAGAAGGCATAGTTCTCCGCACATTGCGGTGCAAGGTGACTCTGGACACCATCTTCCAGTGCGAAAGGAATAGATATGAGCGAAGCTGCTACGGTTGAGGTTGGTTCTGTTGAGGCAGATACAAAGCCTTCTCAGTTACCTGAGCCTACTGGATACAAGATATTAATCGCGCTGCCTGAAGTTGATGAAAAGACAGAGGGCGGAATCATTAAGGCACAAGAAACAATGCACCTTGAAGAGGTGGGTTCCATTGTGGGATTTGTGATGAAGCTTGGCCCGGATGCTTATGAAGACAAAAAGAAGTTCCCTAACGGTGCTTATTGCAAGGAAGGGGATTTTGTTTTGATGAGGTCTTATTCTGGGACTCGGTTCTCGATACACGGGAAAGAGTTCAGGCTGATTAATGACGATAGCGTTGAGGCTGTTATTGACGATCCAAGAGGCATTAGGAAGGTATGAGCGAAGAACAAACCCAAGAGACAAGTAGTGAAGACAAGTTCTTTGGCGTTAAGACTCAGATTGGCAAGAAGTCCGACCCTGCTCCTGTTGAGGAAGCTAGTGACATTGAGGTCAAGGTTGTCGATGATACTCCGCCAGAGGACAGGAACAGACCTAGCTTTAGTGATGACACCCCGGCTGATGACGGTATCACTGAGGATGAGCTGAAAAGCTATACCGGGTCTGCTCAAAAGAGAATCAATAAGCTGCGGGCGATTAACAACGATGATCGCCGGAAGCGAGAGCAAGCTGAGAAGATGCGCGACGAAGCTGTTCGTGTAGCTCAAGAGCTTGTCGAGAAGAACAAGAACTACCAATCTATGATAGATCGTGGTGAGTCTGCTCTTCTTGATTCTGTGAAGCAGAAGGCGAAAGTTGACTATGAATCTGCCAAGCAGAACTATAAGACGGCTTATGAGGAAGGCGATACTGAAAAGATATTAGCCACTCAAGAAGCTATGAACTTGGCTCACTATGAGCTTAAGGAAGTTGAGAAGAAGGAACAGGGCAGGCAGTTTGCTCAAAAGGCTAGGGAAGCTCAGGCCAAGTATCAGCCTCAGCAACCAGCCCAACAGCCAGCCCCAGAGCCTCAGCAACTTTCTCAAAAGCAAATTAGCTGGAAGGAAAACAATCCTTGGTTCATGCATGATGATCACAAGGATATGACTGCCTTGGCGTATGGTGTTCATGAAAAACTGATACGCGACGAAAGGTTAGATCCTAACAGCGATGAGTACTACAATAGGATTGACGCAACAATGCGTCAGAAGTTTCCTGAATACTTTGGTGAAGATGCTCGTTCTGGGAGCGAAGCTCCATCTGCACCAAGTAGGGCAAACGTGGTGGCCCCAGCCAATAGAAATA